TAGTATTACTTAAGCGCGGCGTGACAGTGACATTTTATAATTTAATGTCAAAAAGCAGAAACTGGATTGTGACACTCAATAACCCAGAACTTGATGTAGAAGACTATGCATTCGCCCTCAAGCTTTCAGGAGCTACCTGGTTCACTGGTCAATTAGAGAAAGGTGACCAAGGTACGGTTCACCTCCAGGCCGCATTCGGCTATGCTAACACGGTCAGGTTTTCGGCGGTCAAGAAGATCTTGCCTGAAGCCCACATTGAAAAGACCAACTGCGGAGCCTCAGCAGCCGAGTACTGTTCTAAGAGTGACACCCGAGTTAGCGAACCACACTCATTTGGCACTCCTCCGGTTAAGCGTAACTTAAAGGGGAACCACAAAGTGCGAACCCAGCAGTTACTAGACAAAGGAGCCCTTAAGGCCCTTGAAGACGGCGATATAAGCCTCAGAGAATTCAAATTGTTTAAGGCCAACATTGAGCTAGCGAAGGCCGAATTTTAAACTAACTAAAATTTAGACAAACTTCAAAACTACTGGTTTTACGGACCACCAGGAACTGGAAAGTCTTTCAAAGCTAGACAAGACAACCCAAATCATTTTCCAAAGCCAGCCAACAAATGGTGGGATGGATACAACAATCAGGCTGTTGTAATTATTGACGATTTAGATTCAGATGCTCTAGGTCATCACTTAAAGATCTGGGCTGATCACTACCCCTTTATTGCGGAATTCAAAGGTGGTGCCCAAAACATTCGACCTCATAAGATAGTTGTCACCTCCAACTACTCCATCAGTGAGCTCTTCTCCAAAGACGTCAAAATGGCAGAAGCAATTGCCAGACGTTTCACCTAAATCTGTTTTAAAGTTCCCTTCAAATTTGACCAAAATCGTGCCTTGAAATCTATTGAAAATTAACAAAAAATGTAGTCCTGGTTGAAGTAATGTGATTTATTAGAAAATAAATAATGAGCTTGTCGAATTATTTTTTTCCATTTAATATTCCCAGGGGTTTAGGGATGTATGTTTGAAATGGTGCGGGGGTTTGTTATAATTAATTAAATGAAATATCGTAGATCTCGAAAGAAAACCTCTTTTAAGCGTAAGGCTAGAAGAATGTTCAAAGCCAAACGCAGAATATCTCGTATCCGCAGATCGTTACCTGCAGCACGTCATTCCGTTATCCTACCATTCCGACTCAAAAAAGCCTTCATCTTGTAACCAGGTTTCTAAACCAACTCAATATCCTTTGCCAGATTCGCAGAAACTGGTTAAGTCTCTAATGTTTATGGTTATGATTCATCCCCCATGTTTGAAAAACTGAAGGGATGGGACTAATATGCCGTGATGGGTATGAAAATAGTCTATACCCCATCTAATTTAAGAGGAACCTCGTAGGCAGCTATATCTGGAGTTGTCTAACCAGTCCAGATGTGGAATGATCCTAATGATTACAATATCATTAACTGGACTGAAGATCAAAAGCTATGCAGTCCAACCTACAAGGAATTCGATCCCACTAGGAGATTCAAACTGTTCTTTGGTAATAAGTCATTGGCCAACTCAATGGACGTACAATGGGCTAACACAAATGTCACCAACCCATTCTACAATATGGCCGGCAACAGAGCTCATGGTACTGTTGCATTTAACTTGACTACCAGAGCAGAGACCTAATCCTAGATTGAATTCGGTGATTTCTTAGTTACTTGGTATGTTAGAGTTAGAGGCATTAAGAAGATTTGACCAGAATTAAATTCTGACCAGAATAATTGCGCCTTTTTTAATTTGGACCCCCACCTTTAATTTGATTTGTCACAATACCGCGCTTTC